GTCTTCTGCTTATGGGTCATAATATAAATACTGTTTTTGATATTGATAAAGTTCATATGTAATAATAGCATCGTGTGCCGCATATAAGTACCCTACATTTATAGGAATATGGTCAAAGCCTATGCCCTTGAATAACTCATCAAATGAAAAAGCATCCCCTTTTCCATCCAGTACATATTTTTTATGCAGGGCTTTTAACCCTCCCGAAGGCTCATTTTCATTCATAAGTCGTCCTGCTAAATATCCGTCCCATGTGCAATAGATATCTTTTACATCTAACTGATTGCGGATAACTCGAATATCAAATTTAGCATTAAACATTATAATATCAATTTTAGAGTTCACAACTTCCTGCAATAAAGTTCCCACTTGTTTTTCATCTAACTGGTCCTCAACTCTCATTCCAGTGACATATGAAATATGATTTATAGGAACATAAGCCGCAGGCTCTTCGGGAGTATAAATACATAATCCCACTATCTTATCCAGTATGGGGTCAAGCCCTGTGGTTTCTGTATCTATACTGATAACATGATTATAAATGCACTTTTGAAAATAATCCTGGAGTTGATTTTCATTCTGTATAACGACATAATCATTTGCGTACTGTCCGAGATTCTTTTCAACAGTAGCTTTTATCTCTGAAATTCTTCCCAGTAAACCATTTCCACTTCTAATTACAGTATTTGATTTCTTGATGGATTTTGTCTTGGTAATAAGTTTTGAATCCTGATTTCTTCCAGGTCGTTTCGGAACTTCAAATAAAGCCATATTATCTCCTTATAAGGGAGGCGTCTCGCGAATGTTGCATCTGTTTATATTTCGTTTCAACGCATAAATGCAACGACGCCTCCTAACAGGGCATGGTGGATTCGAACCACCGAATGTAGCAGTCAAAGTGCTATGCCTTACCTCTTGGCGAATGCCCTTTATACATACCCTTGTTATCGCACAAGGTCTTCTCATTCCTTCCCGACTGAAGATAGAAGTGTCATCTAAGCGTCCTGTATTCCCCGTATTGTTTTAATCTGCGTCCAGATTTTAATGGCACAATCGCTCTCATCCAGGATTGAGTCCTAATAAGCCATATCATTTAGAATCTATCCTGTCTATTGGCGGGAGCTCTTCTTCCTGCCGTACGTCTACGAGGAGCTTCCTCCTCTTCGTCCTCCGGCTCTTCACGTCTTCTGCCTCCTCTACGAACAGGGACTTCTTCATCATCTCCGTCCGGAGGGAACTGCCTTTCCTGTAAGAAATATTCCATATCTTCAGCTGTCTTTTCCAAAACTATCTTTCCCAGTACCTGCGGCAACTGAAAATCATCTACAGTAGAATCGTCTTTGAGTATCTCTCCAGTATCCTCATCTGTTGATGCATATATCTCATAAGTTGTATTGGTATCGTTTGCCTTCCCATGCCTTTCCACTTCAAAAATGTAAGATACAGGATTCTTATACCTCGAACACAAACTGGATATCTTTGAAAAGAATGTTTTACCTCTTTCCCATACCTGACACTGGTCTGCGTCTACATTATAAACCGGAATAAATATCTTTGCCTGCTGTGGTATCTGGTCTCTACAAAAAGGACAATCGTCCAAAGGCTGTCCATACTCACGCAAGCAGTTTACATTGATATAATTCGGCTTACCATTATCCTTGACTCCTGCCTTCACTTTATGAATTGCATATCCCTCAACATCGTCTATGCTACTATACAGGAAACGAACTCTTGCTACATCCTTATCATTTTCCAGTTTGAAGAAGCCTGTTCCTCCAGAGCCCCCATAATGCTCTGCATCTCCCATGTTAAATCGTGCCATATCATTTTCCTCCTTTTTCCTTTTTTACGATTTTCCTTGCTTTGAGAATTTCGACTATTGTATCTACCTTATCATACTCGATATCAAACGCCGCTCCCAGAGGGCAATTCCTTGTCCTGCTCGGTGTGTATCCATCCGGGACTTCTGCTACCCTTATACACAGTGCGCACTTCTTGGCTCCGAGATACACATTGCAAAATGCCTTCTTTCCATCAGCCTCCATTGATACGGGAATGATTTTAGGTTCCTTGTCATACTGCTTAACAAAGTATCCTGCTTTCTTAAGCACGTCGCTTACCTTATTATAAGCGTCTGATATGTCTGTCTTTACACGCGGTGCCTTTTCCTTTTTAACTTTCCCAGTAGCTTTCTTACTGCCCTTCTCTGCCTTTTCCTTCACCGCCTCATCATTCTTTTTTACTACTTCTTCTGACGATGTACTGTCTTCTGCTGATGTCTCTTCAGCCGCCTCTTTTATTTCTTCGATGGGCTTCCACCATCTCTGAAATGTTGAGAATGTAGGTCCAGTAAGATTTCCATCTTCCAGTCTCAAAATCACATTCCTTGTCTTCTCATTCTTCTCAATAAGTTCTGCTTTGTTGCCGTTTTTCTTGTGTTCGTACCACATAATCTTTCTTCCTCCTTTTTTGAAAGTGTTACGAGTTTCCACCCATGTTTTGGGCTCAAAAATATTATACTACATAATATTAGTAAAAACAACTCCAGATTCTAATTTATTTTGTTACCATACCTCATAATTTAATATATTCTTCAATTCATTTTTGGTAAAATCTCCAGGGTCTTTTATTCCTGATGGATATTCAATCTCGGTAAATATCTTATTCTTCACAGTTTTTCGTATTCTATCCCGTGCCCGTATCCCTGCTTCATCATTATCTGTTGCTAATATTAGCTTACGACACGGTAATTCCTGTAATTGCTTAAACTGTAAATCATTGCCAAGGCCGTTTAATGCAACTGCATAATAACCCACTTGCCATAATAGAATACAGTCTATCATACTTTCGCATACTATTATAGGCTGAACTCTTAACATCTCTTTGTAAAATCTACTTTTATGATTATTGATTGTGTCCTGTAATTCATATAATCCGTATAAAGGCTTCTTTACTCCTTCGGGGTAAGAAAAGAATTTGGTCTTAACTGACCGCCTTGCGACAAATAGGCAATTACCATTGATATCACGCACAGGGAAAGTGATACAGTCAGTATTGCGGTCGTAACCCAAATCAAATAATTCAATAATCTCTTCATCAACAATCCCTCTTTCTTTCCAATATTTATGCGTATATCTATAACTATCTAATTCCGTATCATTTATAAATCCATCATTTTGAATACTATCACTATCAATCCGATTGCTATTACATATCTTAATATTATGTCTGTGAATAACCACATCAACATTTCTCTGCTCCTTTTCCAGTATGGCGAAATTCTTTAATAACCAATTCCATCCAAACTTTCCCAGCATATCTTCTGTGTGTCCAAAACAATATGAGATAACTTCCGGAAGGCTGTGTATCTCATTACAGGCAAAGCAGTGAAACATTCCATCACTTTTCCGTATGCCCGCTGACGGTTTTCTTTCCTGTCCCTCTCCGTGATATGGACATTGAACTTGTAAACTGTTTCCACTTTGTTTCGGTTCCTTTTGCAATAACGGTATATTATTTGCTACAAGCTGGGACCTTAACTCTATTATTATATCCTCTAATTCTGCATTGAACAATACATCATTGATTATCATTAAAATACATCCTCTTTATCTTTGTACTGTTTTTTGATTTCCCTCACCTTACGTTCTGTCTGCTCTTCCGGCTCTCCGTCATCGTATGCGGGCATAAATGTGAATACTCCATTATTTATATCCCAGTTATAATTCAATTTACCGCCCACCTTTCCAATTCTCTGTTTCTTTATTTGCATTACAAGTGTATTATCTTTGAGTTGCCGTATTGAAAGGACTTTCGATGCATTATATGCTATGCCATCACTGTCCCTTATACTTTCCAGCTCCGGTGTATTTTCGTCTTCGCCTCCAACTCCATTTCTATTTACCTGGGCCACTACCAACACAGGGATTTTCAACTCTACTGAAAGGGACATCAAGTCCTCGCTTATATTTGTGAGTGAAGTTGTCTTATTATCGCCGCGCTTATATCTTTCATCTGTAAGATATGTTATTCCATCAACTGCTATCATGTCAAGTTTATTTTGTTTAATCCAATTCCTTAATTTTGAAACAGTTATTTTTCTATCAAAGTCTTCCGAAGGTGTAGCAACTAAAAATTTATTCTTTTTCTGTTTCAGTTCCTCCGTATACTTTTGATAGTCTTCTTCTTTTATATCGTTTTTACCCCATGCAAGGGAACTGTTTGAAAAGTTCTTATATAAAGTATCAAATCTATAACCTATACTATTAGGACCCATTTCGGGACTTATATATCCCACATTAAAACCTAATTGCCATATATGCGTGGTCATCTTTTCAAGTACCCACGACTTTCCCTGATTTGTTCTTGCTACTATAACAACAAATTCCTCTCCCCTTTGCAGGCCGTGCCACAAATCGTCCAGTTCCGGGAACCCACAAGTAAAAAACCAATCATTAGGATTATTTCTTCTTTCTATATATTCCTGATATCTTATGTCTGCTTCGTTTATAATGTCAGTTCCACCTAATTGATAATTAGGTTGCAAATCTTTTATTGCCATGAGCATATACTCTGCGGCGGAATTAGCATCTGTTTCAAGCAATTTACCTATCTTATTCACTACCGGAACTGATTTATAAAATAAATATTCTTCCCGTACTGTGTCTATAAGATACCTATCACTTTCATTGACTTCTACAAGCTCTATTGTGGGATTCCCTTTGTCATCCATGAAGTGGGATAAAAAAGTGTTCTTATCCGGAACATTACCATATTTCTTTATATGGTCTTGTATAAAATTAAATTCCTGTTCATAGCCTACAAAGTATTCTTCTGTCAATAAATTGTTTTCTACAATTGAATTATCTCCAGTTTGAATTATCTTACTGATTATCTGTAATGCAACCACGTTTATCTTTACCTCTGAATTCTATAATCTCACTCGTGTTCCAAATTCTGCTTGCCAACTTGTTTCCAACTATGCCTTCTAAAGATTCTTTTGATACGCTATTGCTGGTATATATATTTGACTTTCCATTAAGCAATCTATTTTCTAGAAACATAAGTAAATTTGAATAATCATATTGTGATATTGTAGTTGATGCTATTTCGTCCCATATCACCAAATCCACATCCATTATATTTTGCTTATACTCTTCAGGCAACGGATTTGAAAAATTTTTAAGTTGTAGAAGTAGCGTTGGAATATGTATAAACAACCCTCTTATCTTTAACCCGTTTCCTGCCCACACTTCATCAAAATATTTTAACATCAATTTTATTGCCCAGCTTGTTTTTCCGTTCCCAGTATTTCTGCTTGCAATGTATAAGTTATATCCGTTATTTACAAATTCAAATATATTATTCTTAATCTCTGCAAGTCGTATAAACTGTTCATAATCTTCTTGTGCTTCAAGTAAAACAGGATATTGCTTGGATTTTGGAATGCCACTATTATCTACCAGGTATTTCATTTCAATATACCGTAAACATGAAACAGGCTGACAAACTGACTGGCATACATCCTTATACCAACATTCTTCAAAAATATATCTGTTTTCCTTCTTTTTTGAGTTTCCTTTGGAATTCATGTAAATTCTTTTCATCCTCCTCTGTAAACGATTCAACATGCTGATTTCCAGATTCTATGAATTTCTTTGTTCCCTGTTTACTATTCTGTTCGTAAAAAGTAGGATATCCATGTTCTATACTATAATTGATTATATCATTGTACTGGGAACCTTTTTCATGTGCTTGTTGTAATTTATTAAGAATGCCTTGATATTGTTTTTGTCCTCTCAATTTCTTTTCTTCTACTATCAAATCTAAATGATGTATCAATAATTCTCTTATATCAAAGCAATTATTTGTTTTTATAAAGTTATCTATGAGAGAAATACATTGACTATATAAATTTTGTTTAGGTTCTTTTTTAACACTACCTAAAAAAGATTCGTTACCATTTTTCGAAGTATTTTTATCTTTAGATAAAATCTTATTATTTTTTTGTTTATTTATATTATTAGTACAACTTTGTTCCATGGGCATACAACTTTGTTGTATAGGGTCATACAACTTTGTTGTATAGTATGCAACCTTGTTAGTTCCTTTATATACTTCATTTTCTTTAACTATTAGTCCCTTATCAATGAGATTTTTTAGATTTTTTTGGATTCCGGCCTTTGTAGAATTACACCAGTCTGCCAGATATTGTAAGCTCCCAGTAAATTTCTGTTTCTCTGTTTGACTGAAACCGTGAATAACCGCATATACGATTAAATCATTTCCTTTCAAATCAAGTTCTGTTATCATCCATCCTTGTATTACTACAAAATTATCTGCTTTCAATATATATCCTCCAGATAAAAATAGAGCTTATACAATTCAGCCGCTACTCTGTTTTGTATAAGCTCCTGCCAGCTTGTACTTCGTCTGACGCCTTGTATATCGCAAGGACCGTAGCGGAAGTCCAAGCTGGCGTATTTAAGAAAGATGTGTGTCTCACAAACAAAAATATTATACTACACATCATCTACAGAAATAAAGTTATTTCTTAAAATGCTTTCTTTGTTGCTGCTCCTTTTTCCATTGCTCCCATATATCGTCAATCTGCTTATCCACTTCTACGTTTACAGCATCCCACAACATTTCTTTTTCTTTATCTAACTTAATTCCGGGAAGGTCAGGAATGATTCTTTCCTCGCAACATTCTACTGTAAAAAAATTATCGCCTATTTTAACAGATTCGCGACTTGTAAATCTTATGCTTGTCGTGACAGCTTGTGATTTATATTCATTTTTTCTTCCCGCCATCTTTTACCTCCTTTATAGTGAGAACTTCTACAGGGTCTGAAGTTCTACAAGTATCCATCTTCATTAGCAATTCTTTTGAGATACTTCCATTGTAAATAAGTCTTTCCATTTCATTCTCGTCGATATATTCTTTTTGACGAA